AATAGATATATTTAAAGTCCCTCTAGCTTCATTGAGACCTCAAAATAGGGCGAACAAATAATAAAAACGTCACAAATATAGTTCGCAAAAATAAATAACGTGGTGAAATATACATAAATAAATCAATAAATAAAATAACAATGGTTAAATTAAATAAATAAAAGAAAAGAACCAGGTTATGTCCTGGTATAAAATGGTAAAGTATAATCTGGCCTAGCGCTAACTAGCGCCGTGTCAGCGACGGAATAATCTACGCCTACGATACCAAAATCCGGTTGAGGAGATCCTCCTCCGACTATAGCTGAATTAAACATCAACGTCGGACTGTGCACTTGGTATCCCAAACGAGCAGTATCATCTCCTGCCGCAAAAACCGAGACAGAAGCGCCACCTATTGCAAATGATCCGTCATCTTTCACTTGCTGTGGTATAAAAAGCATAATAGAGCCTAAGTTACTCGTGGGAGTATGAGCTTCAATAGCTGTCTCGGGCACTAGCTTACTAGTGTAGTCGCCTACAAAGCGATACGGAGACAAATTTGGCACCTCCACTTCTAACAAACAATGACTCGCCGCATTGTCATTGTTACCAAAATAATTAGCAGTTGCATGACCTTGGGTAATAGCTAAATTAGGCAACTCTTGCAATACCGTTTGTGTCGAAAACTCAGGATCTGCGGGACCTAGTCGAACAGGAGAATACATTTCTTGACCGGCAGTTCTAACTTGAGCTGATTGGGCAGATGTAGGTATAGTACTAGACCATTCCTTTTGGTTAAAATTGCCAGTAGTGGAACCGTGCAACTTGTAGCCAGGAGGGACATACCACGCAGTAGCGTTGGCATTTCCCTGTACTACTATTTTCAATCGAGCTCCTCCTGCGTAACCCAAAAACATATGGTTTAAGATACGCAAAGTGGAAGCAGCCACGTTACGCTTTGTCGTACCTATCAAGCTTTTAACGGGACGTATACCCAACTCTTCCGCTACATCGATTCTTATTAAACCTTTAGCCTCTTTCAAAACTTCGGGTGTCACGTTGATCTTCGAAGTTAAATAAAAACGCCTTAACAAGTCCCGAACCGAAACTACTGGACGCATAATACCAGCATCAAA